TCGTGAGCATGTACTTCGTTGTATCCATCGCATGGTCATTGCGATCATTCGGTCTGTCATCACGCTCACCTTTACTATCTTTATCCCAATAGTAGCCACCAACCTCATCAATCCACCAATCTAAGTTACGAGATACGTATAGATGAGGAGCGTTGAACTCACCAGTAAAAGGATTGCGATGAAAGCGACTAGTAGTGAGATAACTTCCGACTTTAACAATGCCGCCAAGAATGTCATTATTACCCCGACGCATAGGGACACCGAGATTAGCAAATTGACTAGCCACTGTCTCATTGACGTTGCCACTATTGCCACCGTATCGCTTAAAGATATTCGGATCGGCCCAACAGTCTTGATCCTGTGGTAATCCCCATCTCTGTCTGATACTGCGTATCTTATCAGCCTGCTCTAGTATCCCCATCTCGCTCTTATAGAAGCCGTCCATTATGATTACGTTGCCATCGTCATCAACGAATGCGATTAGGTAACACGATGGAACAGCGATACCGAAGTCGTAGCCGTCTATGATCGGTACAATATACCCTTTGTCTATTAGCTCATTCCATATACGTATAACGTCTTGATGCTCAACACTATGAGTTAGATCGCTGTACTGTGGGTAGACGAGTCCCTCGTAAGCTGCCCACTTACCTAATAGAAAGCGATCCTTCATCTGTCCTGTATACGTACTCTCCAGTCCTTGGATAACGTCAGGCTCTAGTACGTGGGCGTTCTCATACGTACTACCCTCAATAACATCCATCAATAGCTGATACTTACCGTTTTCATCCTTAATGGGCTTCCCGTCCTTATCACGTAGGACGATCAAGTCATTCATTACGATATTCTTCTCCTTATACATATGATAAGGATGGACGAGCTTCTTATACACCCAATTACGTGTCGGGTTGCAGGTGAGTATCATCATTCTCGGACCAGTATGCGGCATCGTAGGGTCTTCACCAATATACGGTGTTGATCCACGTAGACGGCCCATCAGATCGAGGAAGTCTTTGTGTACGATCTCTGGGTCTTCAATCTGATCCACTACAATCCAATCATAAGTCGCGCTGAGTAGGTTAGACGTAGCAGCTTCATCCCCTCTCGACTGCTGTTGCATATACCTGAAGTTAATCGTTGTACCGTTTTTAAGGGTACACATGTTAGAGGAGTTCTGACCTAGCGGGAAGTTCTTAATCCATTGCTTCGGACACCACTTAATAAACTCCTTACGCAGAGTATCATTAAGTTTAGGATAAGTTGCACGAGCCATAAGGCCATTTGAACCCGGATAATCACGGGCAAAGGTGAGTGCTTCAATACAGGCACTAGCAGTCTTCCCGTTAGCAAAGCCGCCACCAAGAACTCGTATCTTAGCACGCGACTTGAAGAACCTGTCGTTGAGGCCATTCTCTTTCACTACATAATTGGTCACGGCTTTCTACCTATTTCTCTCGTCAAGGCGTCTACAATACGTTTAATCTGCTCTTCATTCTGTCTAATTCCCTGTTCGAGTATAGCAATCTTTAACTTCATCTCCTCCATTCTCGCAACTGTATACTCCGCTCCTCTATGCTCCATTATGTAGACACGAGTCTCTAATTTAACAGCATATGCTAATATAGACGCAGCCCCCGCACCAATGGCGATGAACTGCGCAATTAGGAAATAGACAAGAGTTGAATTATCTCTTATCCAATTCCTAGTCGCGGTCATCAAGCGTGAACCATAAATCCGAACACCTTCCAACCGAGAAGGAATAACAGGATGTATAAGAGCCAATCCCATCCCCAACTGTACGCGGAGAAAGCTGGAGATCGAAGCATGATACCGAATACCAGTACGATCAGCATCAAGACCCAAAAGATAAGACCGATCGGCATCGCTTCCTCCTATAGTGTTGGTCGCTTCTCATGGTCCTTACCATTCGTCGCCTGTACTGGAATGGGTTGTTCGTTCTTGATATCCAGTTGAGCCTTCAAAACGATAAGCTGTAGGTGTAGATCACCGATCAACATCTTAACGTGATTATCAACCTTCTGACTGATAGCCTGCTGTTCTTCATTCATTGTAGTAGTTTCCCTTCGATGAGTTCAATTCGAGTGATTGCTTCTTGTAACGCCTTTACCGTCATCGCTATCAACGGGAGAGGGTTGGGTACTTGGACTGCCTTCTGAATATCCTTATAGCCTGAAGCTACTGTCGGTATCAATGCCTCCTGTAATTCGTGAGCGATAAATCCCCACTCAGTCATATTACTACCGACAATGAATGGTCTTACCTCTCGACCTTCTGCCTCTGCACGTTCGATTTGTGTCTTCTCCTCCCATTCAGGCATCCAATCATTGAACTTGAAACTGATTGGCCTTACCTTCTTAATCTCATCCCACATACTCTTCATATTCTCTACGTCTTTTTTCGCCCTGTAATCTGATACACCAGAGAACTGACCCATATTACTATTATCAATCATACACCATGCACGACCATCCCAATAGATACTGAATGTGTTACTTCTTGCACCACCTATTCCCAATCGACCGTAATATTGACCAACAGCATCCATCGGACCAGAAGATGTCACCGTGCCCTGAAGAGAAGGATTAGACATCTGTTCATGAACAATTCTCCATGAACCGTTGCCCATACTCCAACCACCGATAGCTAATTGATTATTCTGATCTAATCCAAAATAACACGCAAATGATCCATTATGGTGGAAGCACATCTTGGCGCCTTGTCCATTTTGTCCTTGTACTTGAAATGGACCTTGAGCACCATTAGGATCACTTATCCATCCAGTTCCGGGTACTGTATTCACTGTCCCTGTAAACGTACCTCCCCAAATCGGCATGTAGTTACCAAACGCACCATCATTCGTAGTCAGCACACGAAAATTATTGCTGTATAAGGTTCCATTAACGAAATTAAAATCAGAGCCAACATGGAGATATTTAGTCTCTCCTGAACCAAAGAATATTAGAGCTTGAGCTGGATCACCACTCCACCCACTCAAAGTAAACGCACCACCACTACAGTACAAACGAGTACCGGCAAAAGTAGCTGGACCATAACAAGTCAACCCATGAGACATTCCAACATAACCATTACTTAGATTGATGGTAAAGGGACGTAGATTGTTAAATCCACCATCAGGATCATTAACATTTGTCAGCAAGAAATAAAAGTAATTAGGATCAGTATATTGAATAACTCCATAAGCAGTCGATCGATGACGTAGAAACTCCCCACCACCTATGTTGTATTTCGTCCGAACATTAAACGTAGAAACTCCTGATGGGCCATCTATCAAAAGTATATTACCGGGGCCAACACTATAAATTCTAAAGTTCTCCGTCCCCGGCTCTGTACCAACAAAGAACTTCTGTGAAGTTGTAGGTGTATCGTACCATCCACCTGCACCGGGAGAAATGTACTTATGATTAAGTAATCCAGCTACCGTCATGGTTCCATTAGCACGAGTGATTTCTAATGGAATACCGAGATTAGTACCAGCGTCATTGTAATTATAAATACGGAAAGATGATCCTGCATTACCAGTAGACTCCGCGTCACCATCTCCTAATGTTATTGCCCATCGTTCAAGACCACTTTTTCTACCACGTAGAATACTTCCACCAGTACCCGCGGCTCTATTAAGGATAAACTCTGGTGTATCTTTAGCTATAGAAATATTACCAGTATATCTCATCGAACCATCAGCACGATTGATAGCCATGAGATCACTGATGATGCTTCCATCATCAGCACATCGAGTTATATAAAATCCTGATCCATTATTACTACCAGTCTCAGGATCACTAGCACCTATAGTTATAATCCAACGATTAAGACCATTCCTCAATCCATATATAGCACCACCAGGGTCACTCGTCTTATTTAACAAAATCGAAGGAGATGCTTTATTAATTGTTAGATTGCCGGTCATCGTATCACCGGCTTTCAACACTCGCAACGCATCAGCAGTATCTACATAGCTCTGCGAAACACCACCACCAGATTGATTAACCCATTGCGTATTGTAATTAGTAGCATCTATCTTCGCTAATACCTGATTAACTGTACCGCCAGTTGGTACACCTACACCCGGATTACCTTGTGGACCTGTCGATCCAGCACTACCAGTATTACCCGTGTCACCTTTATCACCTTTAGCACCAGTTGGACCTATCGGACCTATTGGGCCTTGTTCTCCGGGTGGTCCCTGTGGTCCTGCTGGTCCCGGTTCACCCTCTTGTCCTGTATAAGTAACAACGAAAGACACTAATTGATTATTACTAAATACTGCGTCTCCCTCTATAAACTGCACTGGTATCTGAAACCAATCAGGCATTATCTGTGCAGGACCGAGTAGCTTCCATCTCTGATAGTTGAGCGACATATCCTTATCTTGTATAATGAACTCGTCACCAAACTTCATCGATGTGAATAACGCAACTACATCGAAGCCATCTTGTGTGAGCCAATCCATATACAACGTCTCAGCAGCATTCTGCGGAGTCGCGCTATACTTATATTTCCCTGCCCCCGGATCATTTGGACTAGTATTTGTAGCATCACATCGATAATCAAAGACAGACGACGACGCACCCGGCTGTACGTTTGCAAAAGCCGTGTCAACGTACTGCTTCGTAGCAGCGTCTTTCGCGTATCTCGGTGTATTGACGTGTTGCTTGAACACTAGCGCCTCGTATTATCACTCACCAAGATCACAGTACGAGCAGCAGCCTCCGCAGTACCACATACCACCTTAACCATATCCAATCCGCGAATGGGAGGGCTGACATGGTGATACCGATTAGCTTCAACGATCATACTAATAGGATTACCGCTCACTGCGTCTTCTACTGCACGATACGACAGACCACCATCGATACTATTAAGGAGAGTAAATGCCACACTGGACAATGCACTACAGTCAACACCAACAAGAGGAGAACCGTGCATCAAAATAGGCTGACTAATAGTTGCACCACTAGCAATATTAGCAGGTTTACGTACCAAACGATTAGTCAAGTCCTGAGCAACACCATTAGCTTGAGGATTAGTCGCCATCTTTCACTCCTATCACTTCTTGTGGCTAGGTTTAAGGTTTTTCTGCTGTGCGTTGAGGCGTTCGCTGATCTGACTCATCGCATCTCTGCCCTCTTTACCAGCGGAGATGACTTCTGCCATCGCACGTTTAAGATTAGCCCCCTGTTCAGGTCCAAATCCACGAACAGTGGTCATCTTATTGAAAACTTCATCCTTCCGTGCCCTCTTTGTAGTAGATGCACGTACAGTAGGCGCAACCATTAGATATCTCCGCCGTTATTCTGATAAAACTGCATCAATTGCATCATCTCTTGTGGAGGCATGACCGTCATTGGGTATCTTGTGTTACTTGGATCAGGAGGAGGGAGGTTGTTGAACTGATCTCGCACAACATTACCACTTGGAGCGTCAGGTGGAGGAGCTGCATCGAGTTCATCCATGAAATTCCGTCCCCCATCATTGCGATGCTGTGGCTTCATCGTATCGATACCCGCAGCATTCCTCTCATCATATGTCTTCTGATCGTTCATATACTTCTGAAGCTCTGTCGCCGTATCATCCTTTGGTTCATTAGGATGTACACGATGTATCAATGACCGCGGACGTGGCGGTTGTGTCGGTATATTGTTAAACAAGTTCTCAGGATGTGGAATAGGCGGACCACTAATGTCTTCAGGGCGATCTTGCATCAATCCCTGATTGTTCATTATAGCCGCAATGATCTCGTCATATTCTCCGGGCATCAGTCTATACCCCTATAGAAGTCCAATATCCGCTGCATCATTCCTTTATTAGCAGGATTAGCTGTCTGTGCCTCTTGTGCTACTTCATTCATAATCTGATTGCGCATATTCTCTTGTTGTTGTCGTTGGAATTGTTGCATCCTATCTACAACCGGGCCTCTCATATTCTCATTTGCCCCACTCGGTCTTCCTGCAAAATCAGTAGGTGGTCGTTGCATTCTTAGAGGATTACTGAGCGGACCACCCGGACTTTTCATCCTCATCTCCGCGCCAATAGGGTACGGATTATTAGGATCAGTCATTCTCATCGATGCTTGCATAGCTTGTGGGTTCATCTCATTCTGCATCGCTTGAAATAAGATACTGTTCTGATCCTCGTCCATCAGAGTGCCTCTTCGTAATCTGTATCTATGGTCACATGTTTCTCAGCATCGCCTCTGATATGTACGATCTTCAACTCATTCTCATGTTTAACACGATGCTCTACCACATCGACAGGACGGAAGCCACCACGATCTAGTACCTCTTTAGATGCCATATAACGAACACCCATCTCCTTACTATTCAGTCCACTTATAATATGCTCCGCGGCCGTCTTAGCATTAGTGATAAACATCGCCCTCACATTATCACTCTGAGCACGTAAGACGTTATCAATAATCCCACTCGAGAAGTCACCAAATCTCTCACTATCTTTAATCGCCGTAATCTTATCCATCTCCGTACCACAGACTATGGATATCTCCCGATCGTTCAACCCGAATAAAGTCAGGCCAGCAATTACAGCAATCGCCCGTGTACTATTAATATCCCCAGGAAGATCAGCGAGGAAACGATTAATAGGTATACGCTTCTTAATCGCACTTATCTCTTCCTCGTCAACCGACTCATCATTCTCGTCTAGCAATTCAGGTGTCGGTTTCTCAGCACCGATCACTCCCCCTGTAGCCTTATCGATCTTCGTACCATCAGCTAGTGTAAGTATATCACTCACTAGGCGCACCCCCACCACCAAAGAACTGCATCAATTGCATCATTGCAGGGTCCATCGGCACTTGTCCCGCATTCGGCATCCCTTGTACACCACCAGAAGGATCATACGCACCCGGAGTAGGAGCGACACCCGGAGGATAAGGATTGTTAAGCGCCCACGGTGGTCGTTGATCTCCTTGAGCAACTACGGGAGGTCGCGCAGATGGAGGTGCCTGTTGTATCTGTTGTTGAACAGCAGCTACTGCGGGGTCTTGTGTACCGGCGATTTGTTGTGATTGTGGTGGCATCGGTCTGCGCGTCATAGCACCGCGTTGATCCCTATTAACAGCATCCATCATCTGTCGTTCAGCTAATGGATTATTAGGATCATTAGGCATCTGCTGTTGTTGACGCATTGCCTGTGTTCGTTGATAATATGTGGGATCTTTAGCAACATCCGCTTGCATCGCATCGCGTTGTGCCTTCACCTGTACAGCTTTTGTCGCCAACACCTTCACAGCCTCACGAGCTTGTGGGTCTTTAACAACTTCCTGCATCACAGGCATTATATCTTTAAGTGCAGATGTCTTCCATCCAGCATTCCCTCCACTCAATGTACCCGGAGGCATACCGGCAGTTCGTTCTTGTTCTGCTAATGCTTTCGCTGTACCCGGATCGATATTCGGTGGAGCAGCTTGCATCTTCTCTTCAACTGCTTTCAATGCAGGGTCTTCATCAGGTCGTGTTGCAATACCCGCTGCACCACCAGCAGTAACCGCGAGTCCTGCACCCGCAGCTTTTGCAGCGTTAGACGGACCTTCAGGTTCAGCAGCACCTACACCCGGCTTTGCATATCCTCTAATCTTCGCAGCTATAACCGACTGACCCGCAGGATCGTTCTGTGCTGCTAAGTTGGGATCAGTTCGTTGCAATGCTGTACCAGTACGTGGATCAACAGCACCGGCGGGATCAGTTGCACTACGAACACGCGGAGGTACTGTTAATCCTTCAACGGGAGGAGGAGGACCGGGGTCTGGACCTTTACCACTAAGATACAAGTCGTTCGCCTCTGACCATGCAGCTAATGCTTTCTGTTCAGCAGGAGATGTACCTCTACCACCACCAGCAATCTGTTCACCAGCATTAGGAACGTTCTTCAATTCCTGTGCGCGTTTAGCTTCACCTTCGACATCTTTCATCGTACCACGAGGAGCTACCTGTCTATTAGCAGCACCTCTTGTTTCAGCAGCACCTTTAGTTAAGCCAGGAGGTACAAATCCCGCAGTACGTACCTTACCGCGACCACTCATCGTTTCATCCATCGCTTCTCTAATAGCGTCTGGAATAGAAGGACGTGCCATGTTTCCAGCCTCAGTTGGAGCTAGTTGACTTAATACTGCCTGCATCCCGCCACTCATATCGGATCGGGGTTTAGCAGTGGGTTTAGTGGGAGGATTAAGAGATGCAAGCGTAGGTTTATCGCCTATATCAATAGATTTAGGAGGGCGGATATTCTCAGGATTAAAGTCGCGCTGTACACCACCCCATCTCGACACACCAGCCTTCGCGGCAGCAGACCAAGGCGTCCATCCACCCTTCTTCACTTGATCGAGTGAGAAGTCTACATGCTGTTGCCATTGAGAAGGATCACGAGGGTCAATACCCTTACGTAGAGCATCAACACCTAATCCATTCTTAATATTCAATTGAGTGAGGCCGTAACTCGCCTCTCTAGGTGTAACTAATTTCGCTGCGGGATTAAAGCTACTCTCACCTTTGATTACACGGAGAGCAACATTAGGATCAATCCCCCTTCGTTCAGCAGCATTTGTAATGTATTCAATAATCTCTTGGCGAGTGGGCATCTCAACCCCTTATACGTATAAAGAAAGAGCGACGACCCATTCATCCAGTTGCGGCTATTATGCACGTCGGGGGAACGCACAAAAAGCTAGATGAGAGATCGTCGCTTAGATGGTCGGGAGAGTTAAGTATAAGTACAATTAGAAGCGAAGGCCCATCTTACCACCACCACCATTACCACTCAGGTCGGGCGGATAGGTAGTTGGCTTGTTAGCTTTCTCTACCATTGCAACGAACGTAGCCGCAGGAACAGGTGTAAGAGGGTTAACAGCAATTGGAATGAGTCCACCATTAACAACAGGCTGACCGGGTTGCTGCGTCGGTGTAACTTGTTTCACGTCTTCATTAAGATTAGGAAACACACGTTCAGCAGCAAGAGTGTTACCAATACCATTCTTAACGATCTTACTAACACGTCGAGCGGTAACATGGCCTCTAGGAATAAGAAGATCGTGTTGTTTACCTTCAAGACGATTCCACAAACCACTCCATCCACCAGTAGGCATGTGAGCACTCCTTATAGTAGCATCCTATTGTAGTATGCATATATATAGCATATTGACAACCTCTTTCTTTCTATATACCCTAGGCGGGGTGGCGGGGTTGGGTGTGGTTATATATACAACCAATCATACATGCGCGGCTCGGAGAGACGCCCCCTCCCGACAGCATAAATCGCGCTAATATATAACACAACATCTACACACAATAGCTTATACATATAACATCTATTACATTCTATGTGACTATCTGCGCGACTTGTACCGTACTGTTTGACAATAGGGGGATGTCCAACCTCACCTGTGCGGCCACAGGTTCGCCCCCGTTGCAACTTTGGGTTTTGGGGGGGACTTGGCAGTTGTACAACCACGATGACATATCCAATTCATGTACTACATATATCAACCGTGCGAAGTGAAATGTTAACACAGTTTGTTTTTTGCTTTTGTCCCTGTGCCGCAGTGGTTTGTTACATCGCGAGCTGAACGCATCATTTCACCGCACACATAAGCGAACATAGCAATGCCTGGACAAATCGTGACACACATAAGCAATGCAACGTATGTATGAACTGTGATAACACAATAGCATTGTACTAGCGCGACCAACCGCGAAAACTTTATTCCGTATAAACTTTCAACGCTTTGCGAGCAGTCAAAGCGGTTTGATCTAAGCTCTCGTATTTGCTAGTATGATGTTGCGTGATTGAGAGCGAATGCCCTAGCGGCCGATGTAGTTCTCTTGAACGCGGGTTGTTTGAAAACAGAACACGGCGAGACGCGCGGACATTCCGTGCGCGCGTTGTTGTGTCGTGTTCAAACATAGAAGGTACTACACAAATGTCTAAGTCAAAGAAGACCGTCGCGCGTGCTGCTCTTGATGCGAAGAATGCCAAGCGTGTTCGCAAGGCAATCGACGCAAAGAAGATCGCAAAGAAGGTTGAAAAACTTGAAGCGATCAAAGAGCCGACGCCACCGATTGCCTCGCTGGTCGAAAGCAATGTCGCGGCAATCCAGACTGCTCGCGTTGAGAACACGCAAGCGGAAGAACAGGCACTCGCGAAAGCGATGTCGAATGCTCCTGCATACGCGATTGAGAATGTGATCGCTGATGCAATGCATGGTGCGGTGATTAGCGGCAAAGCGGAAAGCGGAATGGTTGTTTCGCTTTTCTCATATGAGTATGCGAACGGCGAACGTTACACGTTGAAGCGTATCGGTGATTACTTCAAAGCACCGATGACACAGACTGTAACGCGGCCGGATGGAACGAAGTTTAAGGACACTTCAATCCATACGCGGCTGATGCATCAGAACGCATTCCTTTCACAGTGTGAGGAATACAAGCTCGCGAATGCAGCGTTCGAGGGTTTGCGTGCTGATTACAAGGCAACGAAGAAAGGTAAGGACGCGAATAAAACTTCGCGTTTGATTACTCTCAATTCTCAGATTGAGAATGATCGCAAGCCTTTGGTCGCTGCGCAGAACATGTTTCATCGCGCAATGTTTTCGCTCTACAAGTTGCGCGCTGAAAACTACGTGAAGTGTGCGCTCGGCCCCAACAATGAATTGTTGGTTGAGACACACGATGCGAAGCACGCGGAGTGCCTAATCTCAGATACTCGCGCCGCCGGTAATGACCTGCTTAAGAAGGCAGGGTTTATCAAAACTCGCGAGCAGTCTGAGACACCGAAAGACGAGCCGAAGATTGAAGCGCTGTCAGCAGTTAATGCAGCGACCGCGCGTCCAATCATCGATAAGCTCACCAGCATGGTAATGAATGGGAAGTTGCCGATTGAGGCGCCCGAAGTTGCCGAAGGAAGCATCGCGCCCACCGATCAAAACCAAGTTGCGGAATTTGCGCTTGCGTTTGTTCGTTCTCTGGACGCGAAAGCTCTGGTTAAGTCACCAGAGCTTAAGGGAACGCTTTCTCAGATTGCCGTTCCTCTGATGCTTCTGCTGAACGTCAAGACGCGGGATGAAATGGTAAAGCTCGCCCGTCGCGCACCGAACTACGCTTCCTAACTGGTGATAAGAAACGCCCGGTAATCACCAGTTAGAATTTCCGGCTAGTAAACTAAACCGCCAGTCAAAAGACTGGCGGTTTTTTCATGCGACAATCAACGGAGAGCAGCGATGTGGTTATTCAAGGCTTGGATTAACGGCACACTTGAGAGCGAACAATGGTGCAATAGTTTAAGCGCCGCGATTAAAAAGGCGCGACTATACGAAAAGGAATATCAGGCGATTGTTAAAGTCTGGTTAGTCCACGACGATACTAAGCGAACGCTTGCATATCCTAATACTGGCGAGATTAAAGAGTATTGGGAAAAGGATTAAAGATTATACTATATAAACTAACACCCACGCTGCATATGCAGCGTGGGTTTTTTTGTGCCCAGATTTTAGAGAGTGCAAATCGAACCCCGCGAGCGGTAAGATAGCGTCGGTCACACACATGGAAACTGAATGCCCGCAAAGCATAAGCGCCCCCGCTGCGGTCACACGCCGTAGCCCCATTAGTAACACATACGCCGCAGCCACACGCATTGTTGCTGCACCTTTATACATATAAAGCTAATGCCGCTTATACATGTTTGGCATTGAAACTCATTTGACATAAGGATAGTTTTGTAGTAGTATGGTACTTAGTTGATGAGGAGTTGGGCAACTCCCGCCAGCATATCACACACATCACACACGGCCACCTGATCCCGAACTGTTTACTGGTTATGACCTAGGCATGACAGTCTACGGGGACACGTAGCTACGAATGATGTGGAGATTGTGCCTTTACTAGTGAGGCGCGGATGACAATCGTTGTGGTATGTTGGCGAGAGTTGCTTATACGATATAAGCAATTCGCTGTAGAGTAGCCACGCATCGTGCGTGGCTATTCGTGTTTCTAATGGAGGTGAAAATGCATGCTCGCATTGGCTATAACGAAGGTGGAGGCACTCGCTATCTGGTGAGTGATAAGCAGGATGTGGATACAGTAGAAGTACCAGATGACATCTGGGCTGCGTATGTGAAGCACATTGAGGCGTGCAGAGCATGGCAAGACTACATGTACAAGTTGGATCAACAGTTGACGAAGGCGTATCATGATAATGAGCGAAATCGAGTGGACGGAAATGGAAGTGGAGGATTACGGACATGAACAGCAGAAACGTATTCGGATGGGACTTACCTCCCGGTGTAACTCAGCGTATGATAGACGAAAGCGTAGGTGGTAATGATCCAATGGAGGAGATGGATATCATTGAGGAGGAGATAACAGCACTTGAGAAACGTATAAGTGAAATGCTTATACGTATAGAGGAGTTCAAACGTAACTTGAGGAATTTAATCGATGCCGAGGAATAGGGAAGACTACAATGAGGACGAGTGGCGTGATATATGTCATGAGTTCGCCGATCCGGGTGGCAACAGTGCGTTACGAGCGGCGACGAAGAGCAATCCTCGTAACAAGCCGTGCCCCACTTGCAAACGTAAGGACCGACTCACTCCCAGAGATGTGCAGTTGGGATATCAATGCGATTCGTGCGCTGATCTCGCTGAACGAGGAGGCTATTGATGAAGGGTATAGTGACGATCATCGATACAGCGGGTAAGATAGCGGAGACTGAGGTTAATGAAGCTGTAACCTTAGATATGCTGAAGCTCGGTGTAGGTGGACATATCGAACATGTGCCTATGTTCGACTTATATAAGGAGGAACACTGCGTTGCATTCTGTAATGAAGAGGGCAAGTTGCTGAAGCTACCCGTCAACATGCTCGCTACGATGTTATGGATGAAGCAGAGGCATCCATTTCCTATCGGTGATGTGCTATGTGGAAATGTTATCATCGTTCGCGGTGATAATGAGTTGATGGAGGCGTTATGACTAAACAAGTAATACACGGTGTGGAGTTTGAAGTAATCACAATTGAACCCGGTCCACACGTCAATTGTGATCTGTGTAATGAGGAGTACATGGACTCAGACGAGAAGGGTGGCATTCTCTTCTGTAGTAATGCGTGCTGTCCCAAATGCGCCCCCCGCATCGAAGAGAGTGCTGTGAAGTACAATGAGGAGAAGTACATACTAATGCGTGCTAAATCTGATGAGTCGTTTCGTGACTTCGTATATCGTATAAGGGAGTCGCGTAAATGACACGTAAAGACTATCAAGCTATTGCTGACGTGATTAAAGCTGTCAGCATTAGAGACGACGCAAGGTACATGATCGCAGTTGAGTTAGCTGCGGCATTTCAGAAGGACAATGACAACTTCAATAAGAGCAAGTTCTATCGAGCTTGCGGCTTAGAGGATATGCCATGAGCGACTATCTGTACATTCGTGCGTGGGGATCGATGCTTGGTTCACATGAGTACTACATCAAGAACCAAGTTGAACAAGCGAGAGAGGATAAGGCTCCTCAAGATGTAATCTATAAGCGTGATAAAGACTGGGTACGTTTCTCTGAGGTGAAGAACGTACAGACTAAGTATCAAGTCAACGCACTCGTAGCAATATTGGAGGCTAACTATGGCATACACGACGGTAAACTACAAAACGAAGAAGGCTCTGAAGGAAGCGGTGAAGATGGGACAGCAGATCACAGTCTTCCAGCCGAACAGTGATGTGACTGGCTTTGAGGCACCTAAGAACGGGACTGTGTATCTAGAAGGACCACACTACCCGAAGCCACATACGTGGTACGCAGAGGCGGAGTTGAAGGATGGTGTAATTGTAAAGGTGAAGTGATGCCTGAGTTAGCACACTGTCCATGTGGCTCTGGTTATCATCCAACAGCGCAAGTTGATGGTTATGGCATCTTTCTTTGTTATACGTGTAAGATATGTCATAACGAGAAGATGAGAGGGTGGCGTTCTGATATAAAGGAACGCTATGAGTGTGATGAACCGATAGAACCGGAGGATTGATGTCATATGACAGACTGACTATACCACCGGGTACACAACTGTATTCTGTAGAGCGCCTATTTAGCGGATCGTGGGCACTATGGATACATACTAATGGTAACGAGTTGCGTAAAACTCATTGGAAACGTAATGGTACGTTTCTATTACTCAACAACACTGGTAGTGTGGACAGGATTACCATCAGCGGAGGAGAACTCGTTGATGTAATCGAAGTCATGCCACCAAATGGAGACGATGATGCAGGCACGGACGAAGGATGAGCTTATATATATAACGTTAAACGTTCGTAGAAAGATGACGAAGAAGGAGCAGGGTCATATCGCTAAGATTGAAGATCCTGCTGCTCGTAGATGGGAATTGGAACGTTACACGATGCTATTTAAGATCGCCGTGCGTGCTACTAGTGAGAAGGATGCGATACGTAGCCTAAAGAAAATGCTCAAAGACGAGTTAGTGATAGAGAAGGACAATGGGAAAGAAGTTCCGCCCACCAAACGCAAAAGTAGACGTGTTTAGGTGGATTGCTATGCGAGGTGAGGACGACTGTTGGTTATGGACTGGTGCGCTAGTCGGTAAAGATAGTCGTCCTTACTTATCTGTAGATGGGAAGAAGCTCCTTGCCTATCGTATTGTGTATGAGTTGACGACAGGTAAGGAGCTAACCTCCGATATCCTCATTCGCCATAGCTGTGATAACCGGATGTGTTGTAACCCTAAGCACTTAGTACCCGGTAGTCACCAGAAGAATATGGATGACATGAAGGAGAGGGAGAGACACGGTATGCCGCATCATGCTGTGCGTCATATCAAGAAGCTAATCCTACAGAAGATACCATACGCGGTTATAGCTGATAGGTATGGCTGTTCAGCCAGTCTTATAAGCGAGATCGCTAATGGTAGAGCTTACGGACACGTTCACCTTCAAGATGGACGTTTCTCTGACACCGTATATAGCGATGAGGAGTTAGCTAAAAATGCTGTACAAGATAAAGGATAAAGATCCAATCATCGACTTACTGCGCACGCTGATCGACACCCGCGCAGCAATGGAAGGCAAGCACTTCGGGCAGATACTACGTGCAATAGAGAGGGAGACAGATGGGGAAATTCGCTACGGGATGCTATGGGCTTGGTTCGTGGGTGGAACGAAGTATCCAAGATACTCAAGCGTGGCTCGACTATACCTATCGATGCGTGCTTATTCGCGTAAGCCCGTTGCTATCGGAGACACGGAAGCTAATCCCAAACAACACCTCAAACGAGTTGCGTGATGGAGAGAGACAGACGCGCGTTATTACTCATCTCCCTCGGTCTATGGCTCGCTATATTCACTATCCTTTGGTACGTTTTCACAAGATGAAGTACTCTATCTTCATCGGAGCGATACCATTGGTAGTAGCGGGCTTGAGTAGTATTGCGTGCTGCCATGCTGATACGATTGTACCTGTGAAAGTACAGTCGATGACGATAACTCGCGCTAATAGTCCAGAGACGTTCATCGAGAGGTGGCTACCATTAGCGGAGATGCCTAAAAGGATACGTACAATAGCAATCAAAGCGGCATCTAAAGAGGAGATAGTGGATACGGCGCGACCAGTTGTCGCTCCAGATGATCCAGTTGACATCAAAGTAGCGCAGGTAGAACACACAACACTACCACGCAGTCGTCCGCGTAGTATTCGTTATATGTATAAGCGCGACCAACGTACATGCGTGCGTCACGGTATGAAGACTGTGTACTATGGCAAACATAGATGGAGGTGTAGACGTGGCTAAGAATGTGACTAAACTTGTACCTAAGAATGCAGTTCAACGGATTGTAGATGAACTTGGAGAAGTGAATGAAGAGCGTAAGAAACTCGATAAGAGAGAGAAGGAACTGAAGAATATAATCTACACCTATGGCCCCGGTGCGTATGTGGGTAAGACTTACGATGCCCTCTGTAGAGCAACGCAGACGACTTCGTACAAGACTGAGCTACTAATCACTCACGTAACGCCAAGTATACTCGAGAAGTGTAAAGTAGTTACTCCATACCTTAAAATAGAAGTAACACGTAAATCGACTTGACTTAAGGGTTATACTATGCTACTATATTGTTGTTGTGAGTGATGTTGAGTATTGGCCCGGTGTGTAACTGAACCCTGTCGCGCACCGGGCCTCTTTTTTGTCTTTTAATTGTAACTACCTTTATATAGTATAAAGTCCTCAATCGAGGCACACAAACCCCCAAGACTACGGAGACTACAATGACGGTAACTCGGATCGACAAGAACCGACCTGTCATTTATAAAAACTACGTGATACATGTGAATAAAGACATACGTGGAAGATATATCTTCAGAGTGAGACAGACTATGGATGTAGAACTAAGTGGAGTTACAGAGACACTTGAGAGTGCATTTGAAGAGGCAAGGAAGATAATTGATAAAATGACGGAGGGACAATGACTAACTTCATATGGCCCGATGACCTGACTACAATTCCAAATGAAACTTACCGCGATTGGCTTATACATATAAGAGAGCGAAGGGCGCGGATCGGTGACAAGATCGAACGCCTACGCAAACTTACTGGTAAGCTAACCGCCGGTTCCGTGAGGGATAAGGTGGAGCGGGAGCTATTGAAATATAAGCGTCTATTGACGAAAGCAGATGACTTAATATCAGAGGCCGAACATCGTCTAAACACAGTGATCGGGTTACAGTTGCAGTTGGAGGAAACAAGTGGACCTCCGTCGCGACCAAAGGGCGCTCAAACTAATCACAATACCAGCCAAACTAATCACAATACCGACAAGGATGACGCAGCATGATTAAAACTACACAAGTAATGCAACGATTTCGTGAACTCGGACCTGAGAAAGCTGCTATTATAACACTGACGGAGATCATTGAACATATTAGCGCGATGAACGAACAGATGAATGAACTCACTCGTACATGTGATAAGATCATAGATATGTTAGGTGCGACTGCGAGTGGATATGGTGATCTAAGAAAACAAGTAGAACGTATACGTGCGAAGATACCGGAGGATGAGTAATGAAAAGATGGCCTATTATTAGGCATGTGAGATACTTCTATTATAAGTATAAGATGCTTGAACATTACGATATGTGGAGGAAGTTGGGTAGTCTGCCTGTATACATAGATAAAGATATAGAAGTATTAGACGAGATATGGAGAGGAGAGAGGTAATGAGACGAGGACACGTTGTAAAAACCGATCTAACACCAAATGAGAAGCTATCTGCTGCTTATTGGTATATAATTGGTGGCATCTCTCAACACGATATCGCTGCGTTGTATCACGTTAATCCCGGACGAATTAACGAAGCCGTAACGGCTATACGTAAAGCTATAGGTGATACAGAGAAAGAAGGAGAAGATAATGATGAATTATAATATACGATTAGCTACTAAAGATGACGATCACCTTAGTTGGATAGATCACACTAAAGGTGCTGCAATTAATACATGTCCGATGTGGGGCATGATCCGATATGTAAAGGGTCTAACGCCAACAGCGGAGGGACGTAACTTAGCTCTAGAAGCCGGGAGTGCAAGTCATGAGGTATTTGCCGCCGCAAGATATGCTTCCTTATTTGAAGGAGATCATAGAGAGTTTGCAATTATTAAGGGAACGCAGCACTTCGGCCGCGATAGATTTGATACGATGCACGTCGCTTATAGAAATGCTGAAACCATTGAAGAAAGGATCACGAATTTCTCTCTTGAAGCACTCCACACCTCCGGGTACTACGATGATCCAAGAGATAAACGTAGAACTCTCCAAAACATCGAGGATGCTTGCAGAGCTTACTTACAACATTACAACTTTCGAGCATGGACTCCTTACGTGGACAAGGAGATGGGATTTATTGGCATCGAAGTACCGATCAATATCTACATTGAACATGGTGCTAGACGATTTAGGTTTGTTGGAAAAGTCGATGCAATCATTGATAACGCAGACAACGGAGAGATTGAAGTCCACGAAAACAAGACCGGCAGTCGTATTAATGATGCCTGGGCTATGTCCTTCCACATGTCTCACCAAGTTACGGGTTACATCTTCGCCGCCAAATATATCCTTCCAGAACGAGAAAAGCGAAATATCACTAGCGGTGTCGTGCATGGACTGCAAATCCCTCTTCCTCGTAACGTGGAGATTGGGGGAATTGTTGCGGAGCGAGTTACTAGAACCACTGAAAACTTCGAGCGATGGTTAGCGTGGTTGCTTGATACGTATAAGACAATTGAGAAGTATCGTGATGACGTATTAAGTAGCCCAATGTACACACATAGCTGTAATCGATACTTCCAGCCGTGTATGTTCATTCCATTCTGCACGATTGATAGAGATGAACAGGAGGTGATGCTTGTAGATGAATTTAGAGAAGACATGTGGAATCCTTTAACAAAAGAGGATGCCTAATGAGCGAGGAAAATGATGACGAAGGCTATGTTGGTATCGACATTGGAATAGCCTACCCTGAAGATAAGAGTAAAGACGCCTACGTTGCTATTAAAGTATCAAGAGGAGAGATATTCCTTAGCGTCCATGATGCTAGGGATGTAGCAATGAGTTTAGCTGCTTGTGCGAATAAGGTTGAACAAGTCAACGAGAAGGATAAAGACAATGGAAGTATTCAGTAGGCTTGAGGATCGTCTCATTGAAGCTGTGAAGTATATGCGTGACCAGATGAGTGAACTCGAAGATCCTCCGAGCTACTTCGACTTCGACATTAACGTCAACGGTCGCACGTTGGATGGTGATATTGAGATCATCTTCACCTTTAATGGTGGTAGCTACGATAAGCAGACGAAAGGTGGCAGTCTGGAGAATACGTTTGACGAGTATAAGCGTCGATATGGATGGGCCAAGCGCAATGCTCCATTGTGTTTGCCGAAGGTGCCTAATGATGGAGAGGAGATACCCTTCTAATGGATGAAGAAGCAATAACGATTAAAGGACAAACGATAAGTAGGGCGGGGAATAGCAGTAATCGTCTCACTGCGTTAATATGGGGTCCATCGGGTGGAGGTAAGACAACATTAGCTTGCACACTACCCGGTAGGAAGCTGATTGTTAACTTCGACCCCGACGGTCCTGCTAGTGTAGCTAATCGGGAGGATGTAGATGTTCTCGATTACTCATCTAATACACATGCTATCACTGAGACTTTCAAATCGGAGACAGAACCGCTTGGACTTACTAAAGCTGTTCTTCAACGTTACGATAGTTTCATTATTGATAGCATTACTAATGCTAGTGATAAGTCCCTTGATGCTGGGATCGCAAGCGCACTAGTAAAAGGCTCACAGGTAGAACGCCCTGCTCCGGGTAGCTACCAATTCCGCAACAGACTGACATTGAAGCTGGTGAAAAATGTCCTCCGTCTCACTGGACAATATTCTAAGCACTGTGTCTTCATCGGGCACGAAGATAGTCCAACTACGTCTGACGAAGGAACAGTTCTATTCATTAGCGTTGCTCTTGGGGGTACATTGCCCAACAGTGTTCCAATCGATTTTAGCGAAGTATGGGGAGTGTACGAAGTTGGGGGTAAAGGACGGCACATTGCTATTCGACCTTGCCGCTCTCGAAAACCAATGAAGACACGTATGTTTGTGACATCTAAAGAGCCTGAATTTCCTTATACGTATAACGCTGATACGAATGAGGGAGACGGGATAGCTACGTGGTGGAAGATGTGGAATTATAATAACAAGCAGAAAATCCCACTACCGGGTACTAGCGAGTATAACCGACTTATAAGTAAGATGGAGAACAGACATGGCTAAAAAGACCAAACAATTACCGCCACAAGTACTTGTGCCTGATGATGCAATTGAGACTATAGATAGCGGCTTGACAGCCCCCGAGAATGACACGAAGATTACCAAGTCAACCACAAAAGGACATCAAATGATTATCGACGACGAACTTGGTTCTATCATCGAGTTTACTGATGACATCGATGATGCAGAAGCTCCGATGCCACTGCCTGAGGGACAGTACGAAGCGGAGATTAAGGCAGTTGAAGCTAAGATGAGCAGTAACAATAAGAAGTACGCTGCTGTCTCGTTCTACATTCAGACTGACGCCTTCCCTGCTGACTATCCGATTGACGAAGCTCCTGATGGACTTGTGCTTATCTTTCGTAAGCTCTCCCTTGAGAATAACAAGATGTCGAAGTTCAACTTGAAGCGTTTCATTCAGAACATTGGTGCGCCCCCGGTGGGTCGTTCACTCGACCTGACGCAGTGGGTCGGTCTGAAGGCTACCGTGGTAGTCAAACACGACACATGGGAAGGCACCAAGCGTTCGACTATTGACAAAGTTGTAGCTGCATCTTAGTATCAATTGCACTCTCACATGAGAGAATAATATGTCCAAACAACCCAGGAGTAACAAAATGGCTGAAGCGAAACGCACTCGCAAGTCGAGTGGCCCGCGTCAGATGAAGCCCACGTATCTTGTGTACAAGGGCGACAATATCGAAATTCTTAGCGTGTCGAAGGATGCATTTGAAATTCTTCGTCTCTCTCAGGATGACGGTTCTGTGAAATACGTTGATGTCTCACAGTTCATCAGGAAGAAGCCGAAATTGTCTGTCGCTGCGTAGTTACTCTAATCAGTAATACGTAGCTACAAGGAGGGGAGGCGGTCTAAAGGGAAACGTCTCCCCTCATCCCTTATACGATATAAACAAAATAGGTGAACGATGACAGCCCTTCCTGTAGAGCAGGATGATGGGTTGCTATTTGACATTAAACAGAGACAAGCAATTGAAATTTGCATTAGCCCACAGAATAGAATTGCTAGTGTTACGGGCTGTGCTGGTACTGGCAAAACGACTATTATACAGAGAGTCGCAGAGCTTTTACTGGAGGATGGTAAGTCAGTCATCTGCTGTGCGCCGACAGGTAAAGCTGCACGCCGCATTAGAGAGGCAACTGGACTACCAGCTATCACGATACATAAGCTACTTGAGTTCCCGAAACCTCACGAAAGAGATGAGAAGACGGGACAAGCACTCGGTCAAGGTGAGCCTAAAAGGAGACAATTCAATCCAATAGAATACGATGTAGTTTTAGCTGACGAATATGCGATGGTTAGTCATAAACTTAATCGACAATTGATAAATGCCCTCCCAAATGGTGGTTTGTTACGCTGTTTTGGCGATATCAACCAACTCCCCCCTATCGAAGAGTATAAGATCAAGGCTGAAGGCTATGAGATGACACCATTTCAGAGCCATCTGAAGACGTTTCCATCTGTAACTCTCGAGCATGTATACAGGCAAGGTGAAGGTTCTGGCATATTCGCTAATGCCTTTGGTATCGTGAAAGGTAAGATACCAAGAAAGATGGATGACTTCGAGATACAGTTTACAAGTATGCCTACTAAGGTGATTGAGGAATTTATATATCGAAGATCTGATACGTATAAGAGTATCCGTAATCAGGTCATCGTAACTGGTAATAAGGGTTGGGTAGGTACGTATGAACTCAACGTTCGAGTGCAGTGTATTCTTAATCCTGATCCCGATAAAGCCTTCGATCCGCCGAGACACAAATGGCACGCTGATAAGTGTATCACTTTGGGTATCGGAGATAAAGTCGTATGTACCGAGAACACCTACGACACGAGGGACTTCTTTGAAAGATATTATGCGTTCAAAGAAGACGGAACGCCTGAGCTGCACAGTTACATTGACCCCCCTGATACAAACATGATGCTTAATGGTGAGACTGGCCTTGTAACTGATATAAATGTAGATGGTGATACGGTAATCTCAATGGTCATTGACTTCGGTGATAGAGAAGTTGAGATACCTTACACTATACATGAGAAGAACCCACACAATGGGAGCGTCTATCAGACTAGCCACTTGCGTAATATCGATCTCGGGTACGTCCTCACAACGCATAAGTGTCAAGGTAGTGAGTTCGATGAGATTGTCTACGTCCTTAATAAGTCGAGTAAGTATACACAAGGGCGTAAGAATTTATACACTGCTGTAACTCGCGCTAGGAAGATGGTAACTGTGATAACTGACAGTGTATCGTTGAGCTATAGTATGTGGAGGGATCAATGAAACTTCTAAATGTATGCTGGAAGTGTGGTTATAAGAGTAACTCATTAATCTGCGGAGAATGCGGAGCAAGGCGATGAGTGTACGTACTGAGAAAGGTACACGACATATAACATTCCACTGTGATAATTGTAGCGAGTTTTTCACGATAGATAGTAAAGAGTTCGCAGATACACTTAAAGCTATGAAGAAAGCGAAATGGACTTATCAACAAGAACAAGACGATGGATGGTCACATTACTGTCCATCATGTTCGGAGAAGGCATAGTGACAATGCGGCGCGCAGTAGTTGCGCGTCGCTTTTTCAGTGGAGTGGACAATGGTAAACTACCTAATCGTAGTGATGAACGGCCCTCCCCATAGTGGTAAGTCAACGATCATAGATAAGTTAGTATCCAGCAGCCACCCCTATGGTATCCTAGATGGCAAGTACTACACATGCTGGCATGAACGAATGATTAACCCCGTCCGTGAAGCAGTCATGGCTCTCTTTAGTCTCGATCCTTATAATTTTGAAGCGTATAAGGATGATGACATCCTCCTTAATGGAATGACACCACGAAAGGCAGTAGTAGATGCCGATCGATGTCTCCGTGTGGCTCTCGGTAAAGGCTACTTGGCTGAGATACTGATTAGGGAGTTATACAAATGCTTATACAAGACACCTAAGACTACACTAAACCCAACACAAATCTTCCTTGTCGATTGTGGTGTTGAACATGAGTATCAGATATTGAAGAATGAATTTGGTCCCGCTGTTAAAGTCCTACAGGTAGCTAGAGAAGGTGTAGAGTTCACAGACAGCCGAAGCTACCTGAGTTGGAAAGACGGGACGATATACAATATCGACGGACAGCTAAATAGAGCAGTTAAAGACGTACTGCTATTCATAAATGATTGGATGGAGAAGGGCTATGATAAAGGACATGAAGGAGCTACAACAGGAGTTCCTGAAGAGAGCGAGGTCGATAAACCTCAAAGTTGATTGTGCAATGGATGGTACTTTTAATTCACAGATAGCAATCGTTGGTGAAGCTCCCGGTCCAAGAGAAGTCCAGCTTAAGGTGCCTCTAGTTGGAGGGAGTGGTGGACTGCTGTGGTCTACGCTAAAGAAGCACAGTATGCACCGTAGTGAGTTCTACATTACGAATGTAGTGAAGAGACAACTTGCGTTATCAGGCTTGGAGGAGAATAGCCGAGTCGAACTTCCTAAAGTAGAGGTCGATCATTGGGTAGGTATGCTTAAATGGGAGCTTGCATGTTTACCTAATTTGAAGTATGTTCTTATATTGGGTAATATGGCTCTCAATGCATTACTAGATAAGAAGGGCATCACTAAGTGGCGCGGTAGTGTTGTTGATTTTGAGATGTTAAGCCTCGCTGACAGTCAGCCGCGCACATATAAGGCAATCGTAGCGAACAACCCCGCTGCTGTACTAAGGGAGCCAAAGACTGAGATCGCCTTCTTAATGGACATTGCTAAATTACCCAAAGTTATCAGCGGGAGATGGTCACCGTATGTAATAGAGGGACATGTGTGTTATGAATACAAAGATGCAGTCGAGCGTATCGAGCACTATTCAAAGACGGATAAACCCATCAGCTTTGATATCGAAACGGGAGGAGGCGAGACAGCTTGCGTTGGACTCGCGGACCATAAGCATCATGGGACTTGCATCCCATTCCGAGGCATCAGAGGTGAGGATTACTTTTCTCTCGAAGAGGAAACTGATCTGCGAATGCGCTTGCAGAGAATGTTCGCTGAAAAGAGGAATCGTTTTGTCGCGCAAAATGCAAACTTCGATATGTACTGGCTCTGGATTAAAGACAAGATCAGAGTGCATTCTTGTTGGTTCGATACAATGCTGGCGCACCACTGCTTGTATCCCTCAATACCCCACGATCTGGGATTTCTATGTACACAGTACACGACGCATCCGTATTACAAAGACGACCGAGCGGAATGGAAAGATAAGGGTGACATTGATCTTTTCTGGCAGTACAACATCAAGGATGTATGCATTACACTTGCAGTCCAAGAACGACTCTTAGAAGAGTTGAAGACGCAGAAGATGGATGAGTTTTTCTTTACACATATAATGAAACTCCAGCCTAACTTAGTTAGGATGACAGTAGGAGGAGTATTGATCGATGGTGAAGAGAAGCAGAAATTTAGGGATGAAGTACAAGAAACGGTCGCCGATCTACTACACCAGTTTCATGAAAAAGTTATCGAAGCAACTGGAGACGACAGCTTCCGCCCTAACCCAAGTAGTGTCCGCGATAGAAGCGAACTCTACTTCAATAGACTTAAACTCGTTGGACGAGGAACTAGTACAGACGCGGCGAACAGAGAGAGAATGCGAAGCCACCCTCGTACACCTAATGTTGCTAAGGAAATCCTTAGCCTCCATGATCGTTGGGCTAAGGACTATAAATTCCTTTCTACTTACGCGGAGAGTGAAATTGATGTCGATGGACGAATGCGATGTGAGTGGAGACAGACAGGAACGCAAGCAGCCCCAGGCCGATTGAGCAGTGGACAAACTCTGATCGGCACTGGAGCTAACTTACAAAATCAACCTACAAAGGCAAGGAGAATGTTCATCGCAGATCAAGGTTATGTGTTCATTTACTTTGATCTTTCACAAGCAGAAGCACGTTACGTGGCGTGGGAAGCTAACATTCCAAAGTGGAAAGAACAATTTGAAAGAGCAAGGTTAGATGGAAGTTACGATTGTCATAGGGCGCTCGCGAGTGAGATGTTCAGGGTGCCATACGCAGACGTTCCGACCGCTGACGAAGATGACAGCGGGGTCAAAACCATCAGGTACATCGCGAAGAGGTGCCGACATGGGCTTAACTACCGAATGGCTGCGGACAAGCTGGCGGAGACGACTGGCCTCCCTCTTCACCGAGCGCATGAGAGCTACGTCGTGTATCATCGCCTAACTCCAGAACTCCGCAAGTGGTGGTCGAGCCTTGAACAAGAGGCCAGAAGCACTCGGATGTTGTACAATGCATTTGGTAGACGCCTCTATATCATGGAACGTCTAACAGAGGAAGCCCTAGAGTCCATCGTGGCCTTCAAACCACAATCCACAATAGGCGATAAGGTTTCAAAGGTGATCTACCAATGTCATGAAGACGACAAATGGGACGTGCGAAAGGAAAGAATATGTCTCAACGTCCACGATGCTTTAGTCGGACTTGCTCGCGCAGATAGAGCAAAGCAGTGTCTAAGTATTATGAAGAAGTACGCAGAAGAGCCTATTATAGTACGCGGCGAACCGTTGATTATTCCCGCCGACTTAGCGATGAGTGTAGCTGATGAGAAAGGATTACACAGATGGTCGAACCTGAAGAAGATGAAGCTATGAGCTTTACCGAAGCAGTAACACCAAACTTCGACAATGAGTTCAGTGTATACCAACATAGAGCTAAGGACACAGCAGTATATCCGAGTGACCGAGCGTTGATATACTTATCACTCGGTCTATTCGGTGAGTGCGGAGAAGTTGCTAATAAGGTGAAGAAGATACTTAGAGGCGACTACATTGGGAAAGGTTTGGAGGCACATAATAAAGCTGTGGATAATATCATGGATGAGTGCGGAGATGTTATGTGGTACGCATCTCAACTTCTGCTTGTAGTGAACGTGGACATGGGAACTTTAAGTGTACACGAAACGTTTGAAGACTACTACTCCTCGCTGAGTAGGCTCGCCGCTAAAGACCAGAGTGCTGAACAGACCGTCTTAAATCTCGGACGTAGCGTTGGCTTTCTCTGTGACACTGTTAGCTTAGACTTAAATTCCAGTAGTATCGACGCTCTAAGTGCTATCGTGATGGGTGTCACTCAGAACATCTGCTTGCTTACACATATCTATGAGCGACCTTTTACTTCTATTTTCACCTTGAACTTGGATAAGTTGAAAGTGCGACACGCTGAGTACAAGCATCAACACACAATGTGAGGAGACATCTATGGCTAAGGAATACAGCCCACCTAATAGGAAGGAAGATGACGAGAACGAACGCCTGAAACAGCACCAGCAGAATAACCCTCAAGCGAGTAGCCGAGTTGCTGGTGATAAGACCGCCCATCCGGGTGATCGATCCACTGGTGATCCTGCTAATGAGTACGACGAACGTGCTGCTAAGGAAGCACAGATGGCGACAGATAAGGCGAACAAGGAACGCGAAGAGTACATGGGTAAGCTCAAAGCCTCTACCGATGCAATTCTGAATGCTGCTGGTGGCACTAATAACCCGCAGATGGTAAACCTCACTGTGGAGGCGCTTAAGAACGCAGCGTGTCAGCTCGAAGCAAGTACTCCGCAAGGATCGCAACACGGTACGCAACACACCAATCTCTAATGCTCAGTATTACAGCCCCGAAGGATAGCTACATCGAACTCTTCATGTCTCTGCTTAAAGATCAAGAGACACCGAGTGAGTACGACTTCTGGGCTGCTGTGTGGACTATTGGCGCGGTGGTAGGTCGATCATGTTATATCGACAGACCCCGCGCTCCTATTTATTTTAATTGGTACATTGTCGTCTGTGCTGAGAGCGGTATGACACGTAAGTCAACCGTGATTAACTTCGCATATGACATGATACAAGGCTGTCTCCCTGAATATGCATCAACATTACAGACGAAAACGACACCTGAGAAACTGTGGGCGCTAATGTCCAATCAGAGTGGCAAGTACGGTAAGAGCCATGTGGTTATTAACATCTCAGAAATGGTCACCTTCTTTGGAAAGGAAGGTTACAGTATGGGAATGCCCATCATGCTTACGGACCTTTATGATTGCCCCGACAGACGTGAAGGAGGCGGATCACTTAATTATGGAACACTCCCTCTTGTTAACCCCTTTATCACCTTCATCGCCGGTAGCACTCCAAGTTGGTTATCACGAGCCATTAACCCTGATGTCATTGAAGGGGGATTTACTTCGCGAACAATCTTTATATCGAGTGAGCAACGGAAGAAACTAATATTCTGGCCTGATAGATTACAGTCACCTAATAAGCAGGCAGCGAAGGAGTACTTAAATGCAATCCGCGATCACGCCGCACGCATTGAGACAATACAGCCTGATGAAGAGGCGAAAGCATTTCTTACTAAATGGTACAGCAGTCGCCAGTTTAATCATGAGAGTTATCTCCGCTCATTCGAGAGCAGAGAAGATAGCCACATTCTTCGACTTGCAGGGACGCTCGCCCTCTCTCAACTCAAATCAAATATTGGGATTAGCGAAGTCGAACTGGCGCTTTATGCTATATCACGGGCAAAAAAGTCTGGTCGTCAAATCTTCAAACAAGCCGTATTTGATCTTAAACTTACAAACGGGCTTGATAAAATACGTGAAACACTCTTGAAGCGTGGGCTTAATGGAGTGAAGAACCACGAACTACAGATGTCGAGTAAGTGGTTTCTATCATCGCTAGAGTATAATAGTATAATGGAGATCCTCACTGATATGGGCGCAGTGAGGCAGTACACAGTGCCTAGCCGCAATGGCAAAGGTCGCCCCGTTAAGTTCTTCATGGCTACAACGAAGATACTTAACCCACAGACATGGACCGAAATAAAAGAACGAAGCGGCATGTCTAACGAGGCTGTGGACGAGCCTTCTGTCCAGCAGCCCGAGCATCCCCCTGTATTACCTTCGCCAAATTCTCAGGTGTTAATTCCCCGTACCTCTCAGCAAACTTCAGACCAGATGGAGAAGTCACAACATTCTTCCATTGATCTTCATATATCGTATATAGGCGTCGATCCAAAGCGTTTACCTTCTTAGCTTGTTCTTGTGCCATCTTGAAACGAGTAAGAGGCGAGTCGTTTTTATTAGGATTAGGTCCGATCGTTAGAGACTCATGTCTTGCACGCTCCACTCGACGTTGATCCTCTAACATCTTATAGGGACCAGCGAATAGCCCCATATGTAGTTGAGCCATAATAGCGCGAACATCCACATCCTCAACAGGTGCTCCAACCATTGCACCGGGTAATGCTCCAGTCTTCTCTGTATTGTTGATGCGAGCATTCGGCTGTACTACGCGACGCACTCCCGGTTCAGCAGACATCTGCTTCTCTATAATCTTGAGCACCGCCATGTTATGTTGGAGCTTCTCCGTGATTGGAGTGTAGATGAATGTACGATTGACATCAGGCCAGATGTAGTTGTGGAAGGGGACTTTCTGTATCTGTGCGACACCGAGTTTCTTCACTCCCTCAGTAACGCCCTCCATCACTGTCTTACCCTGATGTTCAGCGGTGACGAGGCCGTAGTTAGCAGCTTCAAGCATACTACCGAGAACCGTACCACCGAGAGCAGTGATCGCATCATAGTATGCATGAGGAATGCGAGACTGTGGAGACATCTTATCTGAGTTAGCTCCACCGAAACTGACATCACGTATCTCACGGACGGCTGAACCACCGGAGATTAATTTGGACGGTTCAAGTTTCTTCCCACCTAGACCGGCGACAGACTGTATCAATGGCGGTACGGCGAGGCCAAACGTTTGCTCTGCTGCCTGCGCCATGTCTTCTTTAAGAGAGGGAGGAACAACAATCCCCTCACTCGGCAACACACCCAACGCCCGCGCTCCATGAATGATAGGAAGAATGAACATCATCGCTTCTGGAGGCATTCTGTGTAGATCGTACTCTTGTTCAGGTGTGCCTACTGGAATAGGAACACCGACAGACCGCATTGCCCAACGGAAGAAGTTAGGAACTGGAATATTCTGTGTCCGCTTCTCATTAGGTAGTTGGTTATAGAACCAATCACTCGCTTCCTTATCGCGAGAGATCATGTAGTAGCCCCAGGAAGCAGCAACACCGAAGGATATCATACGTGTTGCGTTCTCTATTCTATCTGCATTCGTACCATTGAAGAGACGCTGCTTCATATAGCGCATTGACTGGATGAAGGTGTTAGACCACGGGACCATTGAGGTGAACCCTTGGACCCAACGTGATCCAGAGATACGCCTCATATCACCACCGATCATGGCAGCTTGATCGGCAATGAACTTCTCATTCATATAAGCCGCCATCTGTCGTCCTTTAGCTATCTCCTTTCTATATATCTTAGTGTTCTGCGACATAGCCATCATCTTAGGCACGTCTGCGAAGATGTTAAGGAGATCGATATACGTATTAGCTACTGATCTCAGAAACGGCCGCTTCTTAACAACAGCGTCGATTTCATTCAGTCGCGCTAGTAGATCATCACTACGACTAGAAACGTGACCAACTCTAGCCTGTTTGATTAGGTTGTTATAGGTGGCATCATAGGCTTTAGACATAGCAGTCGTAGCATTTAATAATGCTTGCCGTCCTCCCACCATGTTAGCGATGGAGCTAATAGTCCCGCTATTCATTGAGAGATCAGCTTCCCACTTCTTAGCGAGTTGACCTAGTACTAGTTCTACAGACAAGGCTCTCGCAGCAGTGAAGGGCATAGCTAGTGTGAGGTTATACGGTATATCAATTCCCGCACCTAATGCACTGAAGATGCGAGTGAGTGGATGCCCGACACCAAATGTATTAGCTGCGAGTCTGCTCATGGGTCCATAAGCCATGTGACTATGGCGAGCGAGACCACCAATGATAACGTCGAAAGGCACACTGACAGCACGAACGAAGTCTGGATTAAGGAAGCCGGTGATGAATGCCTGCACCACCTTACGTGCTTGGTTCATGATAGGCACAACGACAGCAGGGGCAAACTTCAATGCCTCATGTATAGCTCGCTCATTATGACGGACGAGGTAGAGTGAACCATTATCAGTACGATAGGTGTAGTAGAAAGCCGGTCCCTTCTTATTATTAACCTTGCGTTCAATCTCCTGAAGTTTAATGGTAGTTATATCCTTCTCTTTAATCTTCTCAACGATCTGTAGCTGACGTGGGTTATAGTTTTTAGATCCGAGAACCATCTCCGTATACTGACGGCGTGCATTATTATGTGCGACTGCCTGACGAACACGGAGGTCTACGTGACGAAGCTCTGACCACGGATTACGCGGGTTATTAGTGCGAGGATGTGGTACGTCAAACCGACCGGGATTAGTGTAGATAGATTTCTCATTCGGTGTTTGATAACCTCTACGAGAGATAGCACGATTAGCCATACGATAGAGGCCGAGGACAGCTTCAGGATTTGAGTTGAGGATATGCCCCTCAGTAGTCTGCATCATCCTCGTACCAGCACGCTGAAACCAATTCTTCTGTGCTAGTGGGTTTTCAGTTAGATGATAATTCCCCATACGAGTTGATAGTTTAAGCCGTTGTCCCTCTGCTGCACTTAGCACACCATTCTGCACAGCGAAGTCAAACGGATCATCATAGAGACGGTGAAACTGCTGCTCAACTGCACGGATGCGTGGGTCTTGTCTCGACTGTGCAAGCCTTCCCGCTACCGTTGCCCTATCTTCATTCATCATAGAGTAGCGGAGATTAGGATCGCTATCCGCTATACGTGCTTGATGCTCTAATCTACGTGCGTCAAATTCATCAGTGAGTTCTTGAATACGTTGAGGAGTTGATCTCCCTCTTGGTCCTGTCGCTTTATTCAACGCATTCTGTGCCTCTATCATTAAGTCATTCGATTTAGCTAGAGCATCCACATCACCACGAATGCGATCTGCATCTATAGAGTGCTGAATAAACTTTGCTTGAAAGGCTGGGTCTTCTCTTACAAATCGCTCAACAATAGGAGAGACTTTCATACTATCCCAAGCACGATGATCCGCAGTCGCATTATTCCCTGCGTTCATTCGCATCTCAGTCATAAAGGACTCTATCTCATCCCCTGTAAGTCCTTGCTCTTTTGCCACCACTCTAAATGGCTCGACATCACTACCAGCTCTAGCAGCACCCATCTTAAGTTTACTGACAGTAGGATAAGCAGCGTCAGACATCGCTTGTGTAGTCGGTCCTGCTGACGGGACGTTACGAAGACGACGCGCACCTAATAGAGTGGCAAAGAAACCCGCAGCCCCGACAACCGAACCAGTATTCGATCCATCATCTTTAGTCTGATTTAATAGGTCATGTTTAACTGCATCCGCCGCTGTCCTCGTTTCCGCTTTTTCCGCATAGATGTTTTTAGCAGCTTCAATTGAGTCGACCACAAAGGATGGATCACCTTTATATGCCCTAACTCCTTGATCGACTGCTTCTGGGATTGCAATATTTGCTCCAATTCTTGCTGCCGCTCCTCCTGCTGTAGTTCCTTTGGGGAGAAAGGTAACAGGAGTTGTAAATTCGAGAGCATTTGTTGCAACCTTCCCTGCTGTCTTACCCGCGACCTTACTCACACCACTAGCAATAGGACCAAGCACCTGTTCACCGGGTACAGGGATTAACGCTCCACCAGCAATATTCATTAAAGTATCAGCTTGCGTCTTCTCACCCGGAAGTCGCTCATCACCAAAGAACTCATTCGTCTTCTGTCCCCACTTGCGAGCGAAAGCCATTCCCTGTCTGTAGAATGGAGTCGTGTCTTCATAATATTTCTTAGAGTGCTTCTGTATATGTTCAAATCGCTTATTCACCTCTTCAGGTGTATAGTCTGGCCTCGTTCGCTGTATATGTTCAAATACCTGTTGATCGTATTGCTTGAGTTTCTCTGCTCCACCATCAGGATCGAGTAGTGTCTGTGCGAAATCTTTTGGCTTATGTTCAGTATCAGCGATGCGTCGATCCCATAGATACTCCGCACCCGCACGGCCTAATCCATATAAGCCAGCAAACGATCCGGGTGTATCTGCGAGGCCGATAGCACCTTGTCGAAGTATGAACTTACCCCAACCAGTATCCGGTCCCTCAACCTCACCCGTATCTTTACCTTCTTTATCGTAGATGATTTTCTTTTCAGCCATGATTATAAATCATATGGATCGGTGGTTGATGTAATAGGAACACCTTCAGGCCCGCGAGAAGACATTGGACGTATAGGCATCTGTCCAAGCGGTACGACTTTAGTGATACCATGAAGAGTTATTCTCTGATGCGTCTTACCGATATCTTCACCGGGCTTGAGAATAGCAGCGTTCTCTGCTTCTCTCTCAGACATCGTTCCCTTCGGCCAAATGATATCTTTACTAATAGCAGCTAACCGATCTTTGAAGTTCTGACCAGCTTGCGTAATCCTCTCCCTCTGTACACCACGGTTCTTCTCAGCAATATCCTCATGTGATGCACGGTTTCTAGTGCCCTCACGTTCGCGCGACTTCTGATCGCTCTCATGCAACATGAGGCGGTTCTTAATCTCCTCTCTCAATTGCTGACCTTTAGCTGCATCTTGATAATATAACTCAGCCCAAGAGCCAGGATCACGTTGCGGACCCATCGCCTTAACAAGTGCGAGTGGATCAAAGCTACTATCCGCCATCGTAAATCTCCTTACGGAACGTTCGCGAACGAACCTTGATTACCGCGCAGACGTTGCTGATCGCTAATGGCTCCCCAAAGACTACCACCTTGATCGTTAAAGTATGGAGAGGAGTTCTTTGTAAGTCCCTGAAGAGCCATACCAGTAGCGCCAACAGCATTAGCTAATCCATACATGGGAGGAACGAACGGCATCCGTCCTCCCTCCATCATTGCAGCTTTAACCGCCATCTCACCACTATTAGCCGATCCCTTCATCGCACTAGCAGTCTGTCCGCTATCGATCGGTACTGGAGAGAACGATACATCTGGCATTGCAGAGCCACGAGTAGCGAATAGATTATACAGATTAGCCTTCATCTTCTGGTCTTGATCTTCAAGTTGCGGAGCCATCTGCATCCCCTGCAATAATGCCTGAGATGCCATATTCCCCTGTTCTTGAGATCTAGCTCTACCAATCTCGCTCATTATCTTAGAGGGATTAGCGCCAGTACGTAGTGACTGCCGCGCCCCTACTTTAAGCGTATCATCAAACGCACGATTAGACGCAGTACTTTGAGCACTCTGTAATAGATGCCCAATTTCAGAAGCAGTCGGAGTCGATGACCGTCCCATTTCATCGAAGAGAGCACGCGCTTTATCACGCTCCGTAGCCTGCTGTGCGACATTGGCTTGTACCTGTCTCCTCTTCATTGCGGCATCACCGAACGACTGCATCTGTTCGTTCGTCTGCCTATTCATCAGCGCCTGTTTCTGCGCTGTAGGTGTAGTTCTCCAACCTAATCCCGGCGTGAACTTAGTCTGCGTCCCCTCGATATCCGTCATACCGAGGTCTTGTTTCTGCTCAATGCGGTGAGCTTCAATCCGCGCTTGAGTACGCTCTCTCTCGCGCTGATAGTAGTTCATCAACGCGATAGAGTAGTTCGTATTAGCAGCATACTTCTGAGCATCTGCTTGGATAAAAGCACCAGCAATGCTACCGACTGCTCCTAATGCTCCGCCCATCATTTCCATCCTTGCGTTCCTTTATACGTATAAGGAATTAGAACGCTCCGACAGAACCAGCAGTGCGCTTGCGTTCCTCTTCGGACATTGCATCTTGCAGTGCAGTCGCCCCGGTGTTGACAGCACCTTGAGCCTTACCACCTTTAGCAATGAGAGCTTCAGGATCGAAGAACTCAGTCTCACCAAAGGCATTACGCAACTTACCCTCAAGACCAGACGTGAAGGTATTCGCTCCCGTCTTGATCTGTCCTGCCCACGAACTTGGGTCATACGTATCCCCGAAGTCCCAATTGGTAATGCCTTGACGTGCCTTCTTATCAATGTCCTTAAGACCAGTACGACCAGTCTCAAGAACACCTAGACCAGTTGTATTAGCGCGTTCGATGGCACCAGCTTTCTGTCCAGCAAGCGCACGATTAGCTGTATTATAACCAACGTCATTCAACGTACCACGGGACTTCGCTCTATTAAGATACTCACCAGCTTCACCGAACTGTTCGTTGATGATGTTCTGGATCAACGCATCATCCGCAGTGTCAGGGATATATGTGTTCTCAAATCCCAGAGGCACTTCGCTCTCATAACCTTTCGTCAGCTTATTCCGCTGACCTGTTCGCGTCTCACCAAGCACGTTCTCAAACAAGTCATTCCCGAAGTAGCTACCCGGATTTGGATCGAGTTCAGGGACGACTCCTTTGGCTTTTTGTAGAGCGGTTTCATAAGAGTTAAGTATCCCATAATCATCATTGATCCCAAGATTACGCAGACGAGAAGAACCGTAATTCTGGGCATTCGCATAGGCACCACCGAGGCGTGATTGGAATGCAGTCTTATCAGCTTCAAGTTTCGTAGCCGCACGCTTCTCTTCAGCGATACGGTTAGTCTCAGCTATCTCATTGCGGTGATCTTCTAGTGCCTGTTGTGCCCTCGCTTCTGCCGCAGGATCAGGAGCGGGAGGAGGTGATGGTGCATTACCACCGCAGTTTAGAACACCACTATCGTCATCACTATAATCAGTACTATCAGGACGAGGAGTATCTCTATTAAACGTCGTGTCTTCGTCTCCGATATGTCTCTCCGATTGTTCATCATCTTTACGACGAACTTGATCGATCATCCATGCTGGCAGCATTGTTTATGTCCTTTACAAAGTAGACGCCCGCCTCTCTGAAGCCGAGCTTTTGTGACATCTTAGCGAACAGACGAACTTGCTTGTCGGAGTGTTTGTCTTTGATGATGTCAATTACGAACCTCACCGCACCTCGTAACGCACCCCACTGCAAGAACTGTTTAACCAGCAGGAAGGCAACCGGACTTCCTCTGTACGGTTTGTCAACATACCACACATTACTAACGGCCATCTTATCTGAAGAGATGTAGAACGCTGAGAGTGATCCGATGAAGAAGCCAACGGGTACACTATCACGATAGGCCGCCCATCCATTATACGTCATCCTCTCAGGATCGGCCATCTTATAAGTAGCATGTCTCAGTATCGCATCCATAGAGAAGTCGAGATGTGGCTGTAGCTCCATGTGAGCTTTACGAAAGAGAGGCTCTAATACGTATAAGTCTTCGCTAGTAAGCATCTCTCTAATATCATACCACGATCCAGCCTTCTTAAGTCGCTCTAATCTACGTTGTTTATGAGTGACGATTTCAGCGTGCATCTGCATAAGTTGCCTCTAGTGTTTCAATGCGTTCCATCGCTTCCTGTAATGCCTTAGTGAGAGCAGCAATAACCACCATTGGATTTGGCGACTGTAATACCTTAGCCTGATCCTTCCTCCCGGTTGCTGCACCCTCGACTAGTGTATCCTGTAACTCATGTGCAGCAAAGCCCCATCGCTCAATACCATCAGCTTCGACAAACGGTTTCCCTGTGTTCTTCGCAGTCTCCGCTAGATGAGACGGTGTGTATTCACGGTGTTGGTAACTGACAGGTTTAAGCGCCTTCACACGATCCCACATTGACGGGAGTGGACGGATATCCTTCTTTGTACGATAGTCACTGACTGCAATAGCTCCGACATAAGTGTTGTTGATATAGAAGCCACCACCCGGCCAGTTGATTGCAAAGACATACGATCCCCAACTGCCACCAGTATTACAACGATAACCCGATCCGGTCCACACTGTCGGAGCAGAGAACTCTGTGTCTGTTCTGACTGATGGACACTGGAAATTTAGAGTATGATCTCCGTAAACTATAATACGCGCGCAGTAATCCTCAGCTTCGTGCCCCGGAACCTTCATATCAATGTGATAGATGCCTTCAATAGAATAGAAGGAAGGAGAGCTACCATTTGTGATAAAGTTAGAAGGACTAAAGTCATTCGTTCCCCATAGACGACCAGCATAAGAGTAGAGATGTCCATGAGGGAATATGTAATTACCCCCATCCCACTGTATATAATGTCCTTGTGGTGACATGTATAACACGCCACCTTTCACCCATGCATTACCAGAGCAATCAATACCGGGAGTGTAAAGTGTGGAGTCAACTTGTAGAGTCCCAAAGATACGCGATCCACCATTCCAAAACTGCGCATAGTGTGCTGCACCATTTGCATATTGTATGAAGACCGAACCACCAGCATATCCTCTAACTGCTACGTTAGCACCATCACCATACAGACCAGTCGTAACCGCACTACCAACAGCAACCGAGCCTGATGTACGAAGATTACCATTAACAATAGCATCGCTTGCAAATGTTGCTACTCCATTCGCTCCATTAAAACTGAGCATATTACCTGCACCAGTCGAATAGAGACGGAAGTTATCTGTATTGGCTTCTGTGCCTAGAAAAAACCTATCAACTATTCCTGATGTATTAAACCAGCTACCAGCACCGGGACCATTGACTGTCCAATGACTATTTCCTACAAGATTAAGCGGTCCTTGCATCGTGTCGCCAGCAAGACTAACCTTCAAAGCATCTTGTGTATCAACATAAGACTTATCAGGCTTGTTAATGAGTGATGCGTTAATTACACCGATCTGAGTATCTACATAACCTTTATGTGCTGCATCTGTAGCGACAGTTGGATTAGCAGCAGGCAATGTAAGGTTACCTGTCATCACCGCAGCAGCACCACCAGCTTTAGCAACCTTCTCAGTATCGAGTTCGTTAATAGCTGCTTGTACGTTCGTTGCTGAGATACCGCCAGCAGGAGTATTAGGAAGCGTGCCAGAGTTGACAGCCGTGACCAGTGTCCACGTTGCGTTGCTCCCCTTGCGACCGTAGATGCCACCATCAACTGGCGCTTCAGGGATGATCCCTTGCGGTCCTGTAGGGCCAGCAGGACCATTCGGACCTACCTCGCCTTGTGGACCCTGAACACCCATTGGTCCGATCTCACCCTGCGGACCTCTCACACCACTTACTGCAATCCACCAATCACTATGTGTCCCACTACCAGCAACAACTTCCACATTGACTGTTAAAACTGCACCAGTGTAATCGACAACCGCTCCATACATGTAATCAACAGTGGGATTAGCACTGCTGGCGATTGTCAGTTTTGCACCTGGAGCAAAGACGCGACCACTCTGTGTAGCGAATGTCTTAACTCCTAATCCGATAGTGACAGCACTGTTCGATGTACCCATTAGAGACTGAATGAAGTCAACACCCATCCAATATGTAGGATGTGCGATGCGATCTTCTTCAAATGTAGCAGGAGCTTTCGCGCTAGTATGCTTAAAGAAGCATTCATACGCCTCTGCACCTACGATATCTACAACGCGATCACCAATATCATATTCGACGCTATTCTTCCACACACCTTTAAGACTCGTAGACCCCGACATTAGATACATAATGCCGTCGATGGTCTTCAGGTTGCGCTCATAGTATGTATGCCACGCTGGAAAGTCGAACGTGGGTACTTCAAGATCAAAATACGTTGTATACTCTTTAACTGGTCCGATGCTCATCGATCTCTTCCTACTATTTTGTATCCGAAGATAAAGGCTGAGAAACGGAGAGGCTCGACAGTCGCGCCATATACACGGAGCTTAAATAACTTCCCCCTAGCAACGAATGGGAGTGGTCGTTGTCTTATAGCTAGACGACCAGCACCGAATGATTGTTTATGAACACCAAAGCCACCCTCATCACCACCAATCATATCCATCTTCAATAGCGGAGTACGTTCACCAGAGAGTTTGTGTCTGTAATAGTAGTCAATATACATCTCAACAGTAAACCGATCAGTACCTTTAGCATCTACGTTGATGAATTTAAGTACCTTCGTCATATCCCTCTTATCGAAGTCAGCCCACGGGAACTCGATATCGAAGTTAATAGGAACACCTTTGTATATAGCCCAATTATCAGGGAAATTCTCCCTCTCTGCCTCAAACGTAATGCCAGCAGAAGTCGTATTTTTCTTCTGACATGTGTACACTTCATTAGTCAGTGTATCTCGGACCTTCTCTCCATCAATGTAGAGAGTGCTATTAGCAAACACCTTATCATAGAGACCAGTATAGTCAGCATGAATAGGATCGTAGCGATTACCCATTCTCCAGATGCGTTGTTTATCTGCGAGGAAGACACGACCGTATAGTGACGTTGTACCGGCTCTGAAATTCCACCCTCTATAGCGTGACCATGCCTTGATCTTTAGGTTCTTATTATACGTAAGTGCATACGCTGTAGTCTCCGTCCTCTTACGAATAATATCTACCGCTATTCCACCAAAGTTGAGCGGCTCTACAACAGTGCCACTAAGACGGAAGGCGATTAAATCTTGATTAAGTACTGTCTCTACAGTACATTCAGAAGGTATTCCTGGCGTATTACTTACATCTATACCAGATAGGTCTACACCAGCTAATGAGAACTTATCTCCTTCAACCATCCCATGATTAGGCGTGTTTAAGACAGCTCGATTAGTCCCAACGTCTTGAAATAGATAATAGATCGGATCATTCGGCAGTCGTACATTTACGTCATCGTGATTAGGTACAAAGAGGACATATCGGTTATCATGCGTACTGTAGACACTAAAGATATCACGCTCTAATGTCTTAGCTGTGAGACGACTGATATTCTGCTGTATCATCGGTGCGATAAACTCGCTCATCCTCGACGGGATAATGGAGTTATCGAACTGTGACTTCGCAAACGAAGGTACACCGATCGGATCAGCCATCACTAAGTCGAAACCAAGAAAGACCATAGACTTATGTGCAATAGCTCCATGACGCGCTACACTATCCGTAACTTCCGGTCGATGTGTTCCACCGTCGAATATGCCGAGTTCGACCATTGCTACTGTATCGTCGAAAGCTACAGCAAGGAAGTTTCTGAACTTGTTAATCCCTCGTATAAAGAGGGAGGAGCTGTTCGTGTTGTTGAGTTCTATACCGACACCATCATTAGGCGCAGGACCACCTTCCCACGTACCTGAGGAGTTTGTATTGCTTATATGTACTTTATATGGATATAAAGGATCACCTGCCATGATTAGCCATTTATCAATGGCACACACATAGCGACAGACAGGGACGTTAATCGTACTATAAGAATCACCGGGATCAGCCAGATACGTACAGTTTGGAGTTTTACTAAAGTCCACTAATACTGGCTTATCGATACCGTTGACGATGATAAGCTGACCCTTAAAAATAGCAGATGAAGCGTAGTCGATATTAGACCACCCCGGCCCCGGTGTCGGAATATCAGGAAGGACGAATGCTTTAGAATGATCCCATATACGTGTGATCTGCATTGCTGCGTTGATCTTAACTATCTCTCCTAAACTATCTACAGCTACAATGTGATCGCTGAAGTATACAATCTCAACAATATCTCCAGCTAGATAGTGCGTGTCTTTCCTAATCGACTTTGCACCAGCATCTGAACTCGCAGTGGTAGCCTTTGAAGTCATTACAAGATGAAAGCGACTCGCACTCTCAACACGGACACCGAATGTCTTACCTATAATCTCCTCGCTCTTAAGTCCGAGCATATTAGTCCAGCCGGCGAGGAATGTAAGGTGATCCCCATTACTCATACCATGAGATGCATAATCACAGACGAGTGTTCGCTGATCCGCCGTCCACGTTATCGTAAATGTAGCCGTCCCTGTTAATATAGATCCTCGCCGTAAGTCTGCGAATAGCTCTGTGCCCCATCGAACTGAAAGGGTGTTATCAACGCCTCTATGAATGTTATCCAGAACTGGTTGAAATGATGCAGACAAGTTAAGATCATCATCAACGACATTTAAGCCTCCACCAAAGTCTCTAAGAATGGTCGATTTGGTTTGCGCCATTAATTAGTCATCCAACTAGTGAAAGGAGACATAGCTGGAGCACCGAATGGTATCGGTCCCCTATTCATCGCCTCTCTTAGTTGTGCCTCTCTCTTCGCAGTAGCTTCCATGAACTTCTTCACTGCATTAGGAGAGTCCTCATCATCAGCGAGATAATTGAAGGCAGTCGCGCAGACTAGTAAGTCATCATCGAGAAAGACTTCATCATTAGGGGCGAAATCTTTTGGCTTCGTTCTATACGATACCGTGACGTAGCCAGTAGTGTTTTCAGGAACGATCTTGAATATCTGACTATCCGGTACTGTATCGTAGAACATACGATAGTTGCCCCCATTCACATGAGAAGGGAACGCGGGGAGAGGTGTGTTCTCTGATTGATACCAGATACTCCTGATATCATCTGCTCTCTTAATCTTATCACGGAGGTCGGTTGTCACCCTCCCGTCTACACCATTAAGGATAAACTGAGCACGATTAGTCGTATACCGCGGCCACCAATAGTGATCGAAGAATATATTAAACTGCCGCTGTAAAATAGCAGCAATTACATCCTCAGAATATTGCTGAACACTAATCCCAGGCTCTTGTCTCAACTCTACCAGAGTCTTACGAATAAGCTCCGAAAACGTCGTCATCACTACCTCCAAGAGTAATGGGATCGCTTATACGTATAAACGACCCCATCACACATTAACCAGCGTAGTGAGCGATACCATAGAGTTCAGTGAGATCAGCGAGGCCAATGATAGAGAATGTCTTCACGTTGTTGGAGGCAGACGTGAAGTCAACGCTACCACGAGGATCACTGCTACCAGCAGTCTGCGGTACGGTGTTAGATGCACCGTAGACAGCAGTACCCGGAGTGGCACTTACACCATCTTCGAGCCAGTTCTGCACTGCAACCGTTCGATACGGCACACCGAGAACATCAGTATAACCGATGTTCACCGTTGTAGCTGCACCGTTAGGAGCAGTCCACGTCAAGAGATCGAGACTGCGATAAATCTTCAGTGAGTTAACCGCAGTCGCACCGTTAAGTGTCAGCGTCTCACGAATAGGCTGTCCCATGTAATCACGACCTTGGATCGTGACCACATTAGCAGCCGTTGCGAGTGATACGAAGGAAAGCTGACGACCAAAGGGACCGAGTTTAGTACGGTAGTCAGCAACGAAGACGTTACTAGAACCAGCTACCGCCCAATTGCCCGCAGCGAGAATACCGTTCGCACTGAGGGTAGGAACGGCACCATAGTCAGCTCGATACTCACCAGTCACATAGTCAATGTCCGCGCTGAATTGAGCATCAGGCACGTACATATTTACTTGCTGGTTCCACGTATCGAAATGCTGAGAGTTTACACCTTGAGCCATCAGTTGTCTCCTTTCTTCTTAGTAGGAAGAGGTCGCTGAATGGCCCCGACTACATCGCTAGTCTCTAGATCGATGAGTTCAACATATTCGGGATCACCAACGAGACGCTCTACCTCTGCACGGGTTCTCACGCGGATAGAGTGGCCTTTCGGAAACTTGAGGATATAGCTAGAAGGCTCCTCAATCTCCTTATATTCAAACGTGCGCTTCTCTTTATTATACTCAGCGACTCGACGCTTATAAACCCCACCCTCTTCGACTGTAAACTTCGGTACGGGTTTATCGGTCTTGAGTTGTACTGCTTGTGCCATCTATCTCACTCATTAATGAGAACAGCGTGCGTCCGGTAAGCCTTCCAGAGACAGAACTGTCCTTGCCAAACAACTCGGCTACCGTTTGCATCCACATTCCACGGTGCCGTAAGGTCTTTCACCTTCATGTTCACATGTTTAAGAACGTGAAGGCGTAGATACTTTGAGTTGATGAAGTAGATCTTATTCACAGGGCAGTCTTCATCATACATCATCGGAACGCCTTGATGACTGATCCCCTTAAAGCCGAGGTCCATCATCTTCTTCCCACCATTGCTCTCACTAAGGTTAATCATAACCTTATCTCTGACAGCAGCGCGGTAGATACGATAGAGATTACGCCCGCACAACATGATGTCGGGCTTCTCACCTTTTACAGTGAGGTCCATAAGCACGTCATCGAGAGCTTCTTCAATGTTCGTACTATCGATGCCACCAACATTGAAGTCATAGGACGAAGTGCGCCACTGTGGCTCAGAAGCGCGCGACAGACCACCGAGTGAACCAGTTGTGGGATCATCGGGGATCAAAGACGCAAGACCGAGTGGATCAGTACCACCACCCGCTGCGTAGAGATAAGCAGAGAACTGCTCCTTAATCGACTCCTCAAGCACTTCCATCTTCGCCTTCATCAGCTTGAAGATTTGTGCTCGTCCTTTGTTCTCATCCTCTTCCTGCTCGCTGATGATAACCGTACCAGCGAAACGTGACCAACCATAACGAACAGTCGTAAACTCGTTCGTCTGATTGACCGGGAGAGTCTGGTAGTACTCATAAGTCCCTACGTTGGGATTACGGCCTACCGTGAGAGGATTAGTGATTTCCCAACCGCCATCTTCATACTCGACGCGATTGGTAGCCATCGCCCACGCTACGAAAGCGTTGGATTTAACAGCAGCCATAATCAACTTCCCACGCGACTTAGTGAGAGTTGAGTTGAGAACCGTTGCTAGTGTTGACATTAGCCTTGGTATCCTGACTCTGCGAGTGCTTCGTCAATGATCGAAGCGTAAGATCGATCAGGAGAAGACACCTCTGTTTTCCGTTCTGTCATCCCGTTACTTGGCGCACGGCCATTAACAATAGGACGACGACGAGATGCTGTCTGTTGCTGCGGCTGACCACGCTGCATCACCTGAGCAAGCTGCGGGCCTAGTGGACTATTGAAATCAAGTCCATTCCGTAGCGCAAACTCGCGTACTCTAAAGTAAGCCTCAGTCTCGTGAAGCCCCTGTGTACGCATTAAGTTCGCGATAGCATCCTGATGCGGATCAGCGTCAGGGTATTTAGACAGGAATGTATTATAACGTGTCTGAACTGCTGAAGTGACTCGTTCGTTCTCTGCTCGCTCTTTATTGATCTTGTCTAGAGGAGCTAAACGTTCATCCAGCAACTTCTTAATCGCATCGGTCTGAACAGCACCTATGTTCGATCCGAGTAATTTATTTAAGTCTACTCCTTTAGCCTGCGCTTCAGCTAGAACAATCTGCACAAGCTGCGACGGATTATTCTTGAAAAGCGCCATCATGTCAAGGGCAGCGGCCGTCTCATCGTTGTTTAGGCCGAGTTTTGCCGGTGCCCCATTAAGGAAGTTCGCCTCACTCACCTGTGCCTTAAACTGCTGCAACTCACGTTCTTTAGCATCCAATAGACCGCGATATCTTCTATTCTGTTCGTCAAGTCTACGACCACGACCAGCAGGGGCTACTATATTGCCCCGTGCGTCTACAACATTACCAGCTTGGTCATACCTAACTTGACCTTCATCCTGCTGGCGTAATTCAGTTGGGTCTTGCTGTTGTTGTGAGTGTCGTGGTTCAGCTTCTACTTCTTCACCACCTTCAACACCAGAAAACTCATCACCACCTGTATCTTCTGCAAGTCCAGGTACTTCATCAAGCATTCCGTCTTCTACGTCACTGTTGAGGGATTCCCTGCGGGGCGCCATTTTGCTGTCCTCTAGCTATACTAGGTTGCTTCGGAGTCGCACTTTCATTGTGTATCTCCGTAACTCTATTCTGTTGGCCTTGTTGTACCCTCATCATAATCTCTTCCATCGCCTGTCTGATGGGTACACCTTTAGCCATAGCTGCTCCAAGAGCTTGTTTAGCTTGTGGAGGTAGTTGGTTTATCTGTTGTTCGACTTCGGCTAGTTGATCTCCACCGGGCTGTTGCTGTCCGCCTTCCTCCGGGGCCAACTGTTTCTCGATAGACGCTCTAATTAATCCCCAATCCTCCTCTGTTATAACTACCTCATCAAAGGCTCTCTCAAACACTTTCATCATTACAAGTATCGATGCAGGTACTGCCTTGCCGAATTGACCGAGTACCTGTCCGATTTGAACTGCCTCTTCCTTTTTAGTACGTGCTGTAGGCTTGAGTGCCGATCCACCAACCATTCTCAATGATATCTTAGAATGGAAGTCTTGAGGGGTCATTGGCGTGAGCATTGACCACACTTCAGCACTCTTCGGTTCTACAAGCACTGATACCATCTCAGCAGGCATCTTAGATACGCAGAGTTCTAAGAGGATCGCACCGATGTTACCAATGAACTCTTCAATCTGATCTATCTTCTCATCAAGGCGTGTCTGCGTCTGGCTTTCATACGACTCGATAGCTTTATTAGTCGTATTGGTTTTATACTCGACACCTCTCATTACGTTCGTGACTGATGACACACGATCAATTGCCTGTAGATAAGGCTGTGCATCAAACAGTTGCATAAATTGACCAGATGGTGGAGGTACGCTGAAGATAATGTCTTGTATCTTCTTACCGTCAGGCACCTTCACACCAACCGCCCCTCCTTTCTCAGCGCCACTAAGAAAGGCTGAGATGATTGCAGGGTCTTTAATCGAGTCGATATCGTAGAACACATTCTTACGTGCCCATGCTATCGCCCGTCTACGCTCACTAGCGATCTCATTGATCGCATCTTGCTGATCGAGATAATACATCACCTCCGATCTAGCATAATCTCCTTCTGGATCGGTATAAAACTCCAAGCAAACGACGGGGAAGAAGTTGGTGAGATTGTAAGGGTCGTCCCAAACCCAAATGGGCCATGACCAATTCTTATCGTTAAATAGCAGTAGCCTGCGAGTAACTCTGTCGTAGACTCTCCAGACTTTCGTGTACTTCGCTTTTTCATATGTGTCCTCATCATCATATCCGTAGGCGTGACAATCCTTATGGCCGTCTAATAGCGAGAAGTTGTTAATCTCCTCATCATGTCCACCACTCGACTTTGCATTTAGAATATGCGTCGGTGCGTAGATCGACTCCCACTCGTCGTCTTTATCCTCCTTCTTCTTAAAGTAAATAGCCCGTAGCAGTGTCGTCGGTACGAAGTCTGCAATCATCAACCAATTGCAGTCAGTCAAGTCATTATGTGTAGTACCCGGATCACGTAATACGTCCTTTGGATGTCTGAACTTCGCCCACGGTCCAGCAGGACTGAGAACGTTAATCTTGTCCTCTAGCGCCGCCAAACATCCCTCAACTTCCTCAATCTCATGAATATCTTTTGCCTTCGCCAGTCTATCCGCCTCATGTTGTATATCGGCAAGCGTCGCCTCACTGCTATCCTCCTTCTCCGTCCATCCCAACTCCATATAAGCAACGTTCGTCAGTGTACACATGATGATACACTTACGAGCTTTAGGCTTGAGGTTGATACCGGGGGTGACTTTCTTTGCAAATAGCGCATTAACAAGTCGCTCACAGCATGTAGAGAATGCAGCGAGCTTGTCATCTTGTTTATTCGTCGGAGTTAGTTCTACGTCTGGATTTTTAGCGTAGGTAGCGGGAACTAGCGCAGTAGTATTAGCAAAGACTACGTTTTCGGTTTCGATGTGCTCGTCCGAAATTCCCGTACCTTTTCTCGACATGCGCGATACATTAGGGCTATCGCTGATGTTACTATGAGTAACCTGGTCATTATTATAGTACCGAATGCACTCATCCCACGCATCTGCTATCCCTTCATTCTTCAACTTCGCCTTTGCCTGATCGCGTCGGGATTTCCACAATTTCCCCATCTGCTTCGATACAGGGATTTTAGTATCTTCCATCATCTTATAAGATGGTGAATATTTCTCAGCAGCCTTCTCAGGCTTTACTCCACCTTCAACGAGGCTATCTTTAATGGCTTCCATGCCTGCCATTTCTGCATCGGGTTCCATTATGATAACTCGCTCATCTGTTGTTGACGTTCTCTACCGTGACGCCACTTTCTAGCTGCAACGTTTGTAGGCTCACTCTCCATCCACTTCAAGTACTTATATTCCTGATTGTGCCGTGGATCGAGCCTTGCTATCGCGTCTAGCTTCGTGAGCATGTACTTCGTTGTATCCATCGCATGGTCATTGCGATCATTCGGTCTGTCATCACGCTCACCTTTACTATCTTTATCCCAATAGTAGCCACCAACCTCATCAATCCACCAATCTA